ACTATCCAACTTATTCAGTCTTTGTTTGATTTTCAGTACGGTAGTATTTACGTCCATGATTAATTATCAATTTCAAGCCATTTATATTTCATCTGATTCTTCAGATTTGTAAATTCGTCTATATTAGTAGGAGCAATTAAAAACTCAGCAGCTTTCTTCAAATCTCCAGGATATTTACCATTTGTTTGTCTGTTGTAGATTGAGAAATCTTTTTCAAACAACATGTTATAGTAAAGACCATCTTTCAAATGTGCATAAGCTACTACAAAGTTCTTATCTTTCTTCAAAACTTCAGCCCACTCTACAAAGTCAACTGGAGTTCTTCTTCTGTCTGTTTTAACAAATTCACCATTGATGAACTTATTTAAGTCAGCGTAAATCATGTCTCTTGAAGTTTCTTTGGTTACACCACGGTCTGCAGAAACAAGTGATTTATGAAGTAAGAAAAGATCTTCTGTTTTTCCTTTCTCATACAATCCCTCAAGGATATAGATTGCTTTGTTTTTAGCTTTCTCAGGAGCAATGTCAATTTTGATTTGCTCTTCTGGTGCAATCATGTACCATCTTGGAGGACTTGGAGCATTTACTGCTGCATCGTAACTTGGTGCAATTGAAGGAATTCCACCAGCTTTGATTGCATAATATAAAACCAAATGCTCAATATTTTCACCATCTAAATTAAGAAGGTTAGTTTTCTGCTTTAATTGGATTCTATATTTTGACCAAGCTTTGCTGTAAGCATCCAATTTATCAACACCTAGTGCTTCTGAAATTGCTTCTACTGCAAGTTTGATCTCTTCGTTTTTTGTATCGTCTAATCCGAGCTTATATCTGTATCTTGGATTACCGTCGGCATCAGTACCTTTTTCTATACATGCGATAGGAAATGAGATGTTATGCCCTGGAATCAATGCACGTCCAATTGGAGCTGCTTGATTGTTTAATTCTTCTTGAGATGGCAGATATCTGATTTCAGCTACCTTGCCCTTAGTTTTAAGTTCTACTGACATATGTTTTGTTTTGTTTTGGTTTTGTTTCACTTTAAATTAAAGAATCTGGAGGAATGAGGATTCACTCCTCCAGTTCTTTATATATTCGATTAGATCAATCCACCGAATGGTAAACCTGTAATAGGGTTCATCATTACAAGCTTCAATACTCTAGTTGGGTCTTTTACCCAGATAGCGTCACATGGTTTTTCAAATGTAACACCGAAACCTGATTTACGAGAGCTAGATTGGAATGCAGATACACCAGCCATACCATTCAATTCAGTCATAGGGTGAGCTGAACGACCATTTTCAATTCTCATTTTAACTTGAGAAGCTTGGTTCTTCAACAAGAAGATGTTGTTTTTGTTATCATCAACATCATACATGATGAAAGAGTAAGAGCTCAAACGGTAACCGTTAACCATTGGGTTTTCAATTTCGTTTGCTTGGTTGATATTGTCATAAGCAGGATTGTAAACAAACTTGATAGTAACAACACCACGGAATGTAATCTTGTTGAAAGCATATCCCCAACCTAAGTTCATTGCATCTTCACCAGTTAAAGCTCCGATTTCCTTAGCGTTGATGATCATACCTAATGTGCTGTTAGAAACTTCTTTCTTAATAGCATCGTTGATCAACTGCATACCAGCAAAACCTGTTTCAACTTCAACTACTGGTTCTGTACCGTTCATTGAGAAGTCTTTCTTACCAATGTAGTAGTTATAGAACATTTGTTTGAACAAGTCGATAGAGAATGAACCGTAGTTATACGTGTAAACGTAACCAGAGTTCAATTGTTGCCACAAACCAACTGGAGTTACGATGTCTTCTTGACCATCCAACATAACTTTACCGCCAGTTCCCCACATCAATTGGTTTTGGTAATCGATCCACAACATACGCATAGAAATATCATCCATCTTAGTTGCGAAAGCATAACCAGAAACTTTCTTCATAACTTCGTCCTTAGACAAGTTCTTAGAAGCCATGAATTTAGGAAGGTTTGTAACAGTAGGATCACCGAAACCATCAATTTGGTAGTATTCGATAACTTTATCCATATAGTTAGCCAAAGTTACACCATACTTGTTAGCTTCGTTAGAAACCCAGTAAGAAGTGTTTACAGAAGCGTTACCAATGTAAAGGATATATTCTCTTTCAGAAACTGAACGCTTCAACCATTGGCTGTATTCTTGACCAAATTCAGGTCCAATCAAAGAACCGAATTTACCAATTTTGTTACCAGGAGAAAGCAATTTCTTATCCATGAATTTTTGACCGTTGTCTTTCAAAACAACTGTGTAGATTGTAGCGTCACCTTTTACACGAATAGGGTAAGAAGGATGTACAACCATTGTATAAGGAGACCATTGAGAAGTTTTCAATTCGTCACCCTTACCAAATAAAGGTTGAGAAACCATGATTTCAAATGGCTGACCATCTAAACCTGGTTTGTCAGTAGTAGTGATGTCTTGTACAATCTCAGCTACTTCATCAATAGATGTAGGAACTGTAAATTTGTAGTAAGGAGAAAAATGCTCAATTACATTTTGACCTCCGAAGTTTGACATTTTGTAAAGCGGAGTTTCAGCTTTACGTGATTGCGCCCAGTATTCAACAGGACCCAAATCTTTTACAGAGTCAGGCATATTCATAACAGCTGGCATGTATCTCTTAGAGATATGCGACTGAGCGTTATATTGCGCTTGCTGGTAAAAAATACCACTCTTATTTAATGTGGGATAAAGGTTTGTAGACATATCTAATTTTTATTTTTTATTGTATTTTGTCGTTAGTCTTTCCAAGGTGCTCTGAATCCTTTTAATTGTTTTCTTTGACCAAGGTTTACTTCTTCTTCAGAAGTTTGATTTGTATTTTTAGAGAACTTAAGTTTCTTTACAGTATCTGCAGTAACATCTCTTTTAATTTTATTTCCGTATACTTCAAAGAATTTTTCACGATCAGAGACCAAAAGAGCAACTTCTGCAAAATGTTGATTTTTAGAAGGATCTAATTGAATGTCTTCTAAACTTCTTTGGAATCCTGTTACTTTCATTCCCGGTCTAAACGATGATTCATATACTGGTTCAAAGATAGAATGCTTAATTGTGTTTGAAAGCGTTTTATCGTTAAAGGTATCATCAATCGCTTTAGACATATTTGTTTGATACTTTTGTTTATTTGCTTGTAGTTGAGCTGTTCTTTGTCTTTGTAATTCTTCCATTTGTTGGATTCTTCCAATTTCTTGCTCTTCTAATTTAGGTTTGATTGAAGCTGCTTTAGCGTTAATCTTACCTGTAGATTTCAAAAAGTCAAGTTGTTCTTCAATGTCATCCTCATCTAATCCTTTAGATTCAAGATCATAACGAACTAACTCTTCAGCATCAAGATTATTGCTAGGATCTAATTGTGAAATACTTTCCACAGTTCCCCAAGCTTCTAATAATGGAGTGACGTCTTTACCGCCAGCTTTAGCATATTCCATAATTGATTTAACCTGAGGGCTAAGATCACTTAATGTTTCTGCTTCCCATGCTTTTTTACTTTCCTCTACTTGATATTTTTTATTTTCATTGATAAGTTCTTTTAACTCATCAAATGTTTTAGGTACAATGAATTTACCATCTTCTCCTTCCCATCCAATTAAAGATGGATTTTCTGAATTGAATTCTTTTTCAAGAGCTTCTTGCCATTCTTTAGGAAGTTCAAGAGAGTTATGTGAAACTTCTCTTTCAGTTACATTACCCGTTGCTTTTTCTGGAGTAATTAAAGATGGAGCAGTTTCTTCATTCTTTAATGGATCCGCAGGTGTAGATGTATCTTCTACTTGAATGTCTGGAATTGGAGAATCTTCTTCTTTTGCTTGAGGTTTGTCATCTGTCTTTGCGAGTTCTGAAAACAATGAAACTGATACGTCATCGTTAAAGAAATCATTTGCTTGTTCTGCACTTACTGTAGGTGCATCTTCTGATTTAAATGCCATAAGAAAATTGTTTGGTTTTTCTTCCTCTTACAATATAATTTACCAATTATTTTAGGTATATCATAATGCTTGAGGAGACTATTTTTAAATGTTATTACTGTTTTCTGCTATTATAATACTAACGCTACTTCTTTTTATTTTGATTTTTTACAGATAATCCTTTTAAAATTCTAACATCTTCTGCTTCTTTATTCTGAATCATTTGATCAGATAGGATTTGCTGTCTTTTTAAATCTATTTTTTGTCTTTCTAAATTTAATTTGTCATCATGTTTTCTTTGTTCAAGAGACATTTTATCATTTAGAGTTATTTGTTTGTTTTGTTCTTTTATAAAATCTAACGCATCAGATTGTTGGTTGGCGTTAAGATCTTCCGTAGAATACCCGGCAGCTTTAATTTCAGCCATTTGTAAATCAAGCTCCATTTGTTTTTGCTTCCAGTAGTCATCACGTTGTTCTTGTGCAATACGTTCTTTTTCAAGGAATTGTTGTTGTTGTTGTTGCATTTCTTGCTCATGTTTCTGCTGTTGTTCAACTTGAGCTTTTCTATCTTCGTCAGCTTTCTTTAATTTAGAAATTAATTCAGCAGGAGAGTTAGATAATCCAACCTGAGCTAATTCATACAATGAACCACCTGCAGTATTATTTTGCATCAATGCTTGTTTCAACATTTGCATAGTTGCTTTAACATTTGCACTTGATTTACAGAAAACGTTAAGATCTGTAAGAAGATTACGCCATCCTTCCATTTTAAAGAATGCGTTTTCTTCATTGCTATTCATATACTTAATAGAAACCCAAGGCTTTTCAGCACATAGGAACTGTTCAGCTTCTAACATCATCTGACGCACGCGAGGCATCAAGTGATTCATGTGTTGTTCAAAATACCATTCAGTTTGTGCATGTGATGCAGTAACTGATTGCTCAATACCAGTAGCAGTTGGTTGACCAACCATTTCACCTAAACGTTGAGGGGTAATACCAACTGTAGCAAACGCTTCGTTTTTGAAGTAGTTAGCCAAGTTAAGTTTAGCAAGGATAAAATCTGTATTAGACATATCCATTACCTGGAAGTGCTGGAAGTTAGTAGCTGCTTGAGTATTAGCCAAAGATGTATCAATAGGTGCAATCTTATAATCTTGCATAATCTGGAAGAACTTAGTAAAGTTCTGATTACCCCATGATTCATCCATTGACTTCTTAGGAATCATGTTTTGGTCAATAACCATTACTTTTCCTACAGAGTCAGCCAATAATTCTACAATCTGATTGTTTACAATGTTGTAGTTAATTTGGAAACCTTTCATTCTATCTACCATTGATTGAGAGATAGAGTTACGATCTGAGAAGATTTTACCTTCTACAGGAAGTTTAGTTCCATAAAGTTTGTTCTTTCCTTTAAATTCAAACTTACATCTTTCACCACCTAAATAAATAGGTTGGAATTCAGATGGATTTGTATAATAATAACCAGTTCTGTTAGAACCAATTTTTACACCATGACGTAATTCATTAATCCAAACCCATTCAACGTGTTCACCTTTGATTAAGTTATCAGTAGTTTCTTTCTTTTGAAGAGACTTATCGTAAACTGGTTTATTAGTTATCTTATGATTTTCATCTACAATATCTTCAAATATTACAGCACCCGCATCATCTTTTACAATAAGATGACCTACTTTACGTTGAGAAATCCAGTAAGCTTCAGTTACACGTAACAAGAATGGAGAATCCACAGGAGACATATACGTAAAGTTATTACGATATTGCATGTCATACATAGTAAATGCAGGAGAAGAGTTACTTTCTCTATCTTGCCACCATGCTTCCCATGTTGTATTTTTTACTGATTCTGGATAAGGTCTGTTATAATCATTATACCAGTGAGACTGATCTGCTACAGATGCTGGGATATAGTTAGAACCAAAACCGTTTGTTACAGCAAAGTTCTTAAGTTTCTCAATATCATTCTCATCCATCTGATCACCAAATATATTGATGATGTCAGAAGCAGTCATATATTTTTGTTGTCCTACGTAGTTACCTTCAGAAATCCAATATACGTCTGGAGACTTATGGTAGAAAGTAAAACGAGGATTCCATAATTCTAATTTAATATCATCTTCAAGTACACGTACATGCCAGAATTCTCTATCAGCTACAAGCATGTCACGGAAACCATGAACTTCTAACTCATTCATTCTAAAGCGGTCTGTATCCCATTCAATCATGTGAGCAGCCCATTCTTCAGCAATACCACGATAGTTTTTATATTTAGTTTCAATCTGAGCCAACTGAGCAGCAGCATCCATTTGTTGTTGGATTTGCTGTTGTTGTTGAGGATCTTGTACTGTTCTATAATCAATTCCTTGTAAAAGCAACTGTTGCTCAATCTTAGCTTTAGCATCATTTGCTAATACCTGCATTACATCTTGAAACTTCTTCTCATAGATTTCATTCTTAGAGAATTCGTCAGTAGCTACAGGAATAATTTTATTATCTCTCTTAGTAAATTCACCTACTAATACGTTAATGATATTAGGGATAATAGGATAAAATCTTAAAGGAATGTTTGTCTTTTCTAAAGACTGTGCACCTAATGCTTGAGCATCAGGAGCAAATTCATTTATTTGAGGATCCAATCCAAAGTCTGTAAGATCTAATACGCCATTGGCCATATTATAGTTCTTCAACAAACGTGGACCAGTATCCATTAATTGACGCAATGCAACCCTTTCTAAAAAGTCAAGATTCCATTTAATCCAATCTTCATCTTTTTCAGCATCGTCCACAAACTGCAAAGGAGTAATATTCCATAACTGGTATGGAGAGTTACTACCAGCAATATAACCTTTAAGGAGGTCTCTCGCTGTTAATACCAGATCTGATTTTATTTTACCTTTTTTAGCCATTTTAGGATAGTATTTTACAATACAATTTACTAATTTTATTTGTTACTGAAAAATAATTTTTAAAGTTAGCGTGACTTAAAAAACCCCTTCTTAGGGACCATGACTTGACTTTCGTTAAGTCTTAATGGTGTTGGGTCATGCACTTTAAAAAATCCTCCTTGTTTTTTAAACATTTGTGGCTTTGGAGCTTCCATCTCATCATTCTCAATGGTAGATGCTTTTGCATATACACCCTCTGAAAAATAAAACGATGCCATCTTCAATGCATAGTTAAATGCAAACCAACGGTCATAGTTACCTCCATCACGATACTGTTTAAATTCTTCTAATAACCCCACATCTTGAATTCTTTCAACACCTCTAACTATACGTATTAATTCAGGATTTTCTTCGTCGTTGTTAAAGATACGATCTAATTCCTCACTTAGGTAGTTTTTTGAGTGATTTATTAATTCTGTTCTAAGTCTAGACTCAGCACCATTCATTGACATGTAAACTCCATACTCTCTTGTAGAGGAGTTATTAATCCCAAGATCAGCTGCCCAACGTAATTCACCCTTAGTAACTAAGTATTGTCTAAGGTTACGTTGCTTCATATAATCAATAAATGCAGATACGTTATTCTCCACCAAAGTATGAGCATTGTAATATCTAATCATGTATTCAGCAATAAGATGATGTTCTTTCATATCATCATATCTTCCTACATACCAACATACTGGTTTCATACCATCATAAGAAACTTCAATGATTCCATTCTCATTACGTTTCTTAGATTCAATCATTCCTTTTACAATGTAGATTGCAAATAATGAATCTGATGTAGTAGATTTATCTGTAGCTACAGGATCGACTCCTGCAAAATAAACAAACTTATCAGGATTCTCAGCAACTCTATCTTCTACCATTTGCACACAACCACGTTTATCTTGACCTCTGTACGGATATTCTGTAATAGGTTTAATGTACTGTTCAAATTTCCATTTTACACTACCGTCATCTTTTTCATAAAAGGATATATTACGTATATTTGCGGATATACGCGTATCAAGTTTTATTCTATCTTGTTGTTTCTTAATAAGTTCTGTAGGATAAATAGATTCTTTACGATATGCAAAAGCCTCAGACATAAACTTGGGATTCTGAGATTTTAACAATCTATATTCCTCAGGAGGTAATTCTTTCCAAGGTTTCTCATCAGCCATTTTACCATACTCACCCTTAGTAAATCCCTCATTCTCAGCTTTATTCAAATAAGCTAAAGCTTTGGATACATCACTATTACCATATTTATCCACACAGTTAGGCATACCATATTGTGCTGGAATAAATAATCCTGAGTACCCCTCCCCATCTACTTCATCATACCATTTATTTTTTACCTTCAGAAATCTGTAAAGCTCAGGGTCTTTCATGAACTTCTCTAAAGGTTTACATTCTGTCAAGTCACCCACTGATCCACCAAATATAAAGGATCCTACAAGTCCACCACCAGATTCCAAAGCGGGGTTTAAGTAACCTAAAGTTACGTCTGCTGTAGGAGCAATACCACCTTCTTCATACCATCCATAGTATAGAGGACCACCGACACCCTTTTTAGGATCTTTCTTTAGAGTCAATGCAATCAATGTACTTTCAAGTCCTTTATCCTGCCATTCACCATTTACTTTTACTTTTTCTTTTTGGATCCATGACTGTGCACCCCCGGTAAAAGCTCTCTTCCAATCTGTATTCTTATTAAGGAAGTTAGAATAGGATTCAATAAATTTCCAGGTACCATTCTCTCCAGTGATAAAGTCATCATCTGACGCAAACATCTTACAGACAACTTTCTTCTCAAACCAAATAGCATTGATCATCTTTGCTGCGTGGTGAAAAGAGTAAGCCATCTGACGTCTCTTAAGAATACAAGAATGTAAATGTGATACCTCAGCTAGTTTCTCATATAAAGCTAAATGGTATTGTGTATCACGTATAGATACAAAGGTTTCTGCAAACCCTTTCTCTTTATTTGTAATAGGACAAAAGTTCAAAAAGAAGTAATAATCCCTAGTAAGATACCAGGTTTTATCTCCATTTTTCCAGATAATACCAAGACGACATTTAAGCTTTTCGTCATCCCAAAACTTCTTACGTCCTTGGGATCCTTTTGGTAAATCTGTGTATGAACCTAACTGGGTATATCTAGTCCCTAGAGCATTCCACCCAGTAGTTGTTTCATCAAAATCATACTCTCCACAATCTTTATATATAGACGTGAGAAAGTCCGCAAACTGCGATTGATCATCAAACGAAGTTTTGGACCAAGTTTTTTCAACTGCGTCATAAGTAGGTATATTTTTAACAGGTACTTTCATTAGTCAAGATCTTCATGGTCATCAACATCATAAGCGCTTTCTCCACCCCCTCTCTTATGTACTTTACCAGCATTTACTTCTGCTTGGTAATCTTTAAGAGCTGCGTCCAAAGACTCTTTCATTTGCTTATATGATGCATAATGTGATTTAATATTGTTCATATTACCATCCTTTGAGAAGTCAGGATATTCTCTTTCTAAAGCTTCGGCCATTTTATCCCACATAACTTTATATGCCAAATACATGCGATATCCTGGAATAGCATTGAATAGTCTCAATACTGTTTCTTTTGCTTCATCAATCTCAGGTACATCAATTACGTCTATACCAGGTAATACTTCACGTATAATGTTTTCTTCTTTTAGTTCTTCTGCCATATTAGCATAAGGATTCAAAGAAGGGTCTAATTCAAACATATAATAAAGGTATGCAAATACTCTACCAGCACTATCTCCATACATATCAATAATCGCTTTTAATGGCGTAATAGTATAGCAATGTGCAGTAGGGAGTACTACAAACTTATTAGTAGGGTCAATATCAAATAGTTTAATCTGCATTATTTCTTGTGCGCTTTTAGAATCTCTTTTACTTCCTTTCTTAGGAATGGTAATTCTATTTCTGTAGTTTTTAGAACCCTTGGTCTACCATCATACAATACAGGTACTTCGTCAGCATCACGCTCAATCTCCTTATGAATAAGAGTAATCTTACCACATTTAAGACTAGTGTTCTGCTTCCATAGCATGTACATATACAACGACATCTTCAACGAGTAAACGTTAAAGTTACAGTTGTCTAAGTGAGATACTGGAGGAAGTAGTTTCTCAGGTTCAATAAATTTTTCTGGTAATGAAAAAGCTTTGCGGTTAATAACTTTGTCGGTCTTAAAATCCTTAATATGGATTGTACCGTTAGCTATAACCACTAAGTCAGATTGACCACATATCTTATAAGTGTGGTCATAAATCATAAGTTCAGGATAAACTGTGTTATCCTCAATTGTTTCCAAAGGAAACGAGTATTTGGTTTCCGCCTTCTTACCAGTGGATTTTACTTTGCAAGTAATTCCATTTTGGTCATACTCTCCTGCTGCTAGTAACGCATCTTCTTCTGCTTCATGCAGAGCTGTACCAGCATCAGTAGATTTTTTTGCTTTGGTTTCCCATTTCTCTTTCCACTCTTGTGCAGTGCCACCATGCTTCTTAGCATAGTTCTTTCTTATTTTATCCCAATCTTTCTTTACTTCTAAGTTATGTATCAGTCCTGAAACCGATAGATATTCTGAATCATCATCCCCAAGATATTTATGTTCATCTTCAATAAATCTGATTCTCATAATATTATTTTTTGTTCTCCCCCATGGATTCGAACCACAATTCTCTGAACCAAAATCAGATGTCCTGCCGTTAGACGAGAGGAGAGTTAATTACTTTCTATTTCTATATCTGAACCCTATTTGTCCTAAGGGTTCATCTTCTCTTCTTAAAAGCTCTACCAATTCTTTGTATGGGATTCTAACTCTGTAAGACTTCTGAGTACTAGTCTCAAATATCTCTGAGATGCTATGGTCCACTTTGGTTCCACTACTAAAAGCTTGTGACTTTACAGTAATAAAATCCTTTCTAAAGATGTGCTTTACATCTATGTCCTTTTCACCAGTTACTATAGGTTGACCGTTTTCATCCAAAACAGGTTCCTGTGTCTTTCGATTAATCTTGAACTTTGTTACTGTATAAATAACGGATAACTCAATATCTTCTCTGAACGGACTGTTTTGGAATTTTTTCATTCTTCTACTGTTACGGTGAATAATAACTGAAGGTTTTTTTGTTCTAGATCCTCATCATCTAGATAAGAAACTACTATCGACTTTTCCCAAGTTCCTAATGCATTCTTATTAGCATCAAAGTCTACTTCAACTTCTACATGCTCATGTGGCATTATAACTGCTTTGGATAACTTAACACTTGTACAACCACATCCAGGGTATAATGCAGGTGCAGTTATTCTATCGGAGTTATTGTAAATGTCAAATGTAAAGCTTTCAATTGTATTTCTTTTTACTACTCCAATGTCTTGATTGTTGTTTAAACAAATTAGTCTCATAATTCTACATTGTTTACTTTGCAGTATTCTAACCATTCGTTTTCATTCATCATAGCAGGAAAACATGGCGGTGTATCTTTACAAGCTTCATTTCCATAAAATAAATCTTCCATAGGACAACCACAATGTTGACAGTATTCTAGTTCAGAACACTTTGAAATGTGACTACGATAGATGATTTGTTCCTGGATATGTGCAGGTAAACTACGGAATCCTAACGCTTTACGATAATGCGCTTGGAAATAGTTATACACTCCACGTGGTGTAATACTTACAGTTCTATTTGGATCAAATATCCAATAGATAGTGTAAAAGTTACTTTTCAGAAATTGACGAATTTTGCTCTGCATACTGCTTGATTAGATTTATTTTTTGTTGTTGTTTTTGATTTCTAGCTTCTTTCTTGTTTAAGAATTTGTTTCGCATAATCTCTAGCCACTCTAATTTATTATCTGTAAGGTATGCTTTTCTTACATTCTTCCAGCCAGAGTTGATTGCTACCCAAACTCTTTTATAAAATTCCATGAACTTATTTTCTCGTAAATGCCAAGAACCTATATGAGCAATGTCGTATTTAACATCATCAAAGTTCTCCAATCTTTCCTTAGAATGAGAGAATATTGTTTCAGCAATAGACTCTACTAGCTTCTCATCCAGATTGTTTTTCTTAGCTATTTCCTTATACCGCTCCCTGAACTTTATAATCATCTGACTTTAGTTTTAATGATACAAGTATACCAGGTGTGTTAATCTTTGCAATTAATTGATCGTTAAAAGTAAATCGTCCTTCTCTAAGTTTACGCGATTTATCTCTAACTAATACACCAGATTTATGTAGCTTGGTCAATGAATTACGAACTGACGCTAAAGATAAAAAGATCTTTTGGTCAACTGCTGCCTTAAGATCTTCTAATGATGCGCCATATTTCATAACGTATATTGCCAACTTGTATTCATTCTCCGTCAGATGGACACCTCTACCCATCATAATGATCCTGAGTAATACCTCAATAAGATCATCAGCCTTTAACTCGGCTTTATATGTCAATAGTTGATACTCCATGTTCTTCTAATTCTAATTGTAAATCTTCGGTATCTACTATTCTAAATCTCCTAATATGGAAAGAAGGTTCAAACATTCCTTGATGTAATTCGTCATACAACTCAGGATTGCGTAATTCTTCTAATTGAATAGCTCTACCATTTCTTGTTAATAAGGTCTCTCTAACCGTATACATTTCATCTTTAACTGGTCTATTAGGAATAAGGGACACAAGCTTAGGATCAAACGTGTCGTCAATACATATAACTTGTGCCCCCTTCTTCATAATATTAGTTTCCAACTTCTCCTGAAGTAGGAGCTGTTAAACCTTTAGACAATTCATTCATCATGTTATTCAAAGCAACTTTACCAGCCATAGCTTTGTATTGTGCTTCGATATGACGAGCTTCTAATTCTAAAACCTCAACTTCATACTCTAAACGACCTTTGTATTCCTTAGCTTCAGGAGTACCTTTAGTCATTACAGCCTTACGTTGAGCTTGCATTTGTGCTTGCATGTCTTGGATGCTAGCTTCTGAACCATTCAAGTTTACTTCTTGATTTTCCATTTTTATTTTGTTTTTAAGGAGTTTCTAAACGAGATCGCTTCACGTAGCGTTCTAAAATTACGGGTAATCTTTTTACCGTTTACCATTTTACGGAATCTGTAACTGTTACCTTCTTTACAGATGTTTGTTGATCGAGTTGCTTTGTACGTTAACATTGCTTTGGTTTTTAATTATTAAAGGGATTTTCAATCTTATTTGCTTCTAAGTAATCTTCATAAGATTGGAACTTATTGTAATACTCAGATAAGTCATTGGTTGTCATGACGTCCATTCTACGATGTAACTCTAAGAATTCATTACGAGGAATCTGCTTGATAGCAGTCTCATCCCAAGTAAACTTAGGATATTGTGATTCCATATCAGCAGAAGTAAAGGCTTCTAGTTGATCTTTGAAAGCAGGTATACGCCCAATAAAAGCAGGGATAGCCCTAAAAGTATGCTCAAGAGATAGCTCATAATGTCTACTTAAGTTGTTTCTGTGTTCTGTAAAATCGTCTGACGTTGCGTTAGTCATAACCTTTGATGATGAAGGAACTAAATGTATAGCTTCTTGTTTACCAAACATCTGGTTCTTTCTTTCCTTATTGATTCCTATTTGGTGTCCCATACTATAATTTAATCATTTTAATTGTTAATTGCAAATTTATAATGAAAAAAATTATTTACCAAATATTTTTTCCCACTTCTTTGTAGATTCATGAGGATTATTCACATACGCATTTAACTCTTTCATTGCATCTTCCACAGACTCAAAGGGAATAGATTTACACCCTATTCTAATAAGACATCCTACAGACATGAATTGAAGTACAATCTCATGACGCTGTAATAGTTCTGTTCTAGTAGGAATATACTCATGTAATTCAGGAACTCGTAAGTTCAATGCCGCAGCATCTAAATCATAATCATTCCCTGCAGGTACTACAGGAGGATTTAATGTACTCCTAAGAGTTGAATCAGAAGTTACAGTACCTGGTGTAACAGGAGCAATTGGAGCTACTCCCATAGTAAGTTCTGCTTCATCGTGGAAACGTACTGTTCCACCATTGGTTGTTGTTGTAAAGTATGCCATTGTTTAATAAGATTTAACGATTTTACGAGAAATTACAGTACCAGTTGCTTCTTCAACTGTTTCTTCAATTTTTACTCCTGGAACAAAAGTTATTGCTTCAGCAACTTCTTCATTTTGTTGTGTAGTAACTTGGATTACACATCCTACTCCGTCTATTTGCATAGCCTTGGTAGACTTCATCCAACCTTCTTCTTGAGAAGAAGCTTTGCAGATTAATTTAAAAGTATCTCCATTACCAAAGAATTTAACGTCTTTTACGTTAGATTTTGTTGCTGAAGCATCGCTGTTGTGAAATGTTTTAGCCATTGTTTTTATTATTTATTATATTCGTGATCAAGGATTTTACCTACTATATCAGATCTGTGGTTTTCTTTTAACTTAATCCACTTAATCTCAGGGATATGTTTAGATAGTTCAATTGCATAAGAAAGACCATTAAACTCATCTTTAATGTCCTTTTGCTCGTTATCCCCATTAACAATAATCTTACCATGTTTACCCAAACGAGTAAGAATTGCTAGCATTTCATGCTTAGTTGTATTCTGGGCCTCTTCTACAATTAGCACATTATCAATAGTTTTACCTCTAATAAACTGGATAGGATAAGACTTAACTTTCCCAGCCTCTATAATAGGAGTAATCTTGGCCATGTCATAACACTTAGAAAAGTTCTCAATAAACGCCTCTAAATACGGGTCAAACTTCTCATTCATATTACCGGGTAAATACCCCAAAGACTTACCA